GGGATCAATTCTAAAGCTACAACGCGGTCAACGATGATGTCGTCCCCGAAAACAACCGGGTCCAAGTCACCGCACGCACGAGCTAACGCCCAAAATATCAGGGTTTCTAACTCAAACGTGTAACCGTTGCCCATAGAACTGAATTTCTCTAGATCAACCCATGTGTCATTAATCCGGCTTTTGGCCGAACGGCAGACATCAAGTAAAGCAAACCAATCCGGTGGTAACAACAACATCACCAGCATGTACGCGATAGTATCGCTTGCGCTGGATAGGTCAATCGTTGCCAAACCGTCAAGGTGCGCTCGGGATGCTCGAAACCGATTTATTTCGGAAGAGCTATCTAGATTTAAGCCTGCTTCCCTCAAACGCCGTCGTAATAACTTGCCAACACCGAGCTGTACATAGATGTTCATATGCGGCTCAATGGCGATAGCACGATCTGTCTTAGCATTTTTTGGGACAAACGTAACCTTATTGCCTGGTAGTTCCTCCACAGTGTTGAGAGTGGAATGCCGCCAGGTCGCGGTTTTTAAGACGCGGAAATAAGGCTTTAACCTGGGTGTGACGCCCATGACGGACGTCATTTTTCTTGATAACACCACATCTTTGCCAGAGCAATGTGACGTGGCCCCAGGACCGAAACGGAAATTTGCTTCGGCATAGGCCAGCTCTCGGGGACCTAAAGGTCCAAGTACTTCGGAGATGATCCTCTGAGTTTTCGTAATCAGAAGCTCAACATTCGGGTGGAAGGAAAACCCACCCCTGGAGTACTCTTCGAGCAGCTGGTTTGTCTGGGCGCATGCTTGCTCACTTCGATACCATGTCTCAACAGCCGCTTCGCGCGGCTTGCAAGAAGTAGGTAGCGAAGGGTTTTTACGCATACACTCTGTCACAAGGTAGTCGTCCGCAAAGGTCGGGAGGTCTGTATCTGGGCTCGAAAGCTCCAAGTACTGATCCCAACTGGCCGAATTAGCTAACATGTAACAGGCAACACTGCGAGGCGTGTTAACGCACTCGCAGAGATCAAGAAAAGCCGCCAGCTCAACTTTAAAAAGCTGAGCACCAAGGTTTACTCTATGGTTTTGGCTCACGATCGGGTCCTTTAGTTGTAATTGTTAATACAAGGGATCCAGATCGCGAAGAGCGCCCTGAATAAGGGTATTGCTCATGGCGTTCTTGACGAAGGCGTAAAGGTCTTTGCGCTGCGCATCGGTGGCCCCATCCGGAAGGATAAGGTCGACGGTAGCACGCAAGGTGTGATTAACAACCGAAACCCCATTAACTACTGCAACGACGGGGTACTCAATAAAGAGTTTTGCACGATTGACTTTCGACTTACCTGCGGCGAACGAATTCTGAACACGCAACCGGCGGAAAGCCAGCGCGATGCCAGTGGTTCGATCGGCAAAGGTGGAGAGAGCCGGAGTAACCGACTCGGGAGCAAACACGACCGACGCCGGGGTTGCCTGGCCGTCGTTAATGGCGATAGATGCTGCTTGCATTTTGATTCCTTTTGAAGATTTGTTGGTTAGAAGTTTTAACTAGCGCTTGGAGGACAGGAATTGAGTGAACAACGCGAGTCCGTTAGCGATGTGCGTAGCTGATATCGAAGGCTTAAACCTGAGCGATGCAACGGTAGACATATCTTGCACAGTACCACGTGCGAGACTAATCTGCTTGTACATAGCTTTGGCTGACCCACGTCGGACTTCACACACATACGTCTCACGAGTGGAAATTTGTCCCTGAAAAGTCTTAATGTATAGACAGTTATCCAGTGACGACAGAACTTCGCCGACATTGAAAAACCAATCGACTACAAAGGACCACGGGACTAACTCGTAAAGCGTAGCTAGAGGGTTAGTGATACCAAATTGACCTAAGGACTTATTTAAGGCTTCGTTTTTATACGTTACCCATGCTTTGCCCTGTGTCTTCTCTACCAGATTCACAACGGTACCATCATCACGCCAAGCTCGATTAGCTTGATCATAACGACGTATTCGCAACTCTGGCATGGTCTCGGTGTGACTCGCGTTCACTACCTGGAATATCGGTCTGGCCGCAGCGCGCTTTTTGAGCGCGTCGACTGAATCGATTAAATCCCCGATAAGTGGACTGATTCCGTAGTTAAATTGTAAGATCTGCTGGGCGGTTTTCTTCCCAGCGTCCTTCACGTTTCGCGCCAAGAAGTACTGGCGCATGACTGACGGATTACGAGATCGTAATGCTCTCGCAGCATTGAAGATTTGCCGCGAGACGTCCTCGAACATAGAAGCAGTTTGTCTATATTCGCCAAGGGCATTTGACAAGTTGGCTGACATATCGCGAGCTTTCGCCCGCAGTTTGTTTTGCACAATTGTTTTACCACTAGCAACTGACTCACTGCCTCTGCCTACACTTGCCATTTCGGAAACCGAAGTATGCGTAGTAATTATCGTACCATCAGAAGCAGGGTACGAATATTGCAACGCTTGATCCGATTTGATAGTGACTCTCGTGTAGGCCGAGGTGCCATTCTGTAACAAAGCATAACTCGGAGGTTTTTTACGACGCACAGTGTCCGTCCTCTCCACCCCGAAGTAGCCAGGCTCTGACAAATGGAGGTTTGAAATTTTTCCAT